GGAGATTGACCCCGCGGCCATTCTGAACAGCGCGGGGGGCGTGTGCCACGGCATTCGGGCACTGGCGGCTGTGGGGCGGCCGACAGCCGCAGAGCTGCGGCAGCGGTATACGGAGTTGGTGGCCCAGGGAAAGGCCCCGGCCAGAGGCGAGGCAAGCGCCTCGGAAAATACGGAAGACCTCCAAGCGGCGAAGGCCCGCCTGGAATTGGAAAAAATCAGATTTATAGGAGGCAGACAATGAAAGATTCTACCAGACAGAAATACATGGACGCCATGAACCGCCGGGCGGACTTGATTCAGCAGGCGGACGATGCCTTTTCCAGCGGAGAGGTGGAAAAGGGAAAGGAACTGACCACCAGCGCCGCCGCGCTGAACCCGGAAATTGAGGGGTATCAGGCTCTGCTGGCACAGGAGGAAAAGTTTGCGGCGCCCCGACCCGCCCCTCTGGATCGGGAGACCAGGGAGCGGGCGGAGGACCGGGCGGAGACGCTGAAAAACGGCGGCCGCATTACCTTTTCTCCCGAGGAGGTCCGAGCGGCCCTGGGACTTACGATCCGCAACAGCACCACCCTGGGCACCGGCACCCTGGTGGAACCCACCCGGGTGGGCTCCACCATCCATGACAATGTGGCCCGGGTTTCCAGCATTGTAGATCAGGTCTATGTGCAGGATCTCACCGGCTGCCAGGCGATTCTGGAGCCCCTGCTGCTCTCTGACATGGAAGCGCAGACTGGCAAAGTGACCACCACGGCAGGCACAGCGCGAACGGCTTCCGACCCCACTTTCTCCGCGGCAAAGATTGCCCCCTATGAGGCCACCGTGACTACCTTTGTGGACCGGAACCTTTCCAGACTGACGCCGGTTGCCTATGAGGAAAAGATCCGTTCCATTGCCATGCGCTCCCTGCGCCGGGCTGTGGCAAAGCTGATCTACAACGGGGACGTCCAGGGAACGCCTGACATGTACGGCATCAAGACCGCCAAGGACACTGCTGGGACGGCACTGTTTAAGACGGTGAATGTTTCTTCCATTGAGGCGGGGTTCCTGGACAACATTGTTTTCGCCTATGGCAGTGATGAAGAGGTCGGCGGGAATGCCCGGCTTTT